CATTGATAGACACGGGGCGCATGGTAAATTCTGTGACATTCGAGATTAGGAAGGTAGGTTAGCGGATGCAGATGGACCTGTTCGGATACGTAAAGAAGGAACCGCCTAAGCCCGCGTCGTCCTGTTTCGGGAAAGACCGAATCGTCACATTACGAGGCGACGAGATTTTTCTTACACCGAAACAGCTCGCGGACAAGATCGGATTCCACCTCCAGTCCGTGTACACGTGGAAGCGTCTCAGGGGGATGCCCGTAAGGCAGGCGACATCGCACGGAAGGTGGACTGTCGAGTGGCACGAGTTCTGCAAGTGGTGGAAGGAATCTAAAGCATAGCGGGGATGTACGGGAGCCGTAAAGGAAAAGGAAGGCGAGAACTACTTCGCCAAGATAGGAAGCGCTGGCGGCAAGAAGTCCGTCGTTGCACGTCGTGAGCGCGGCAACATCCAGCGGCAGGCCCGCATCGTCCTCGAGACCAAATTCAAGCCTAAGGGCGACTTCAAGAAGACGCTCAACGCAATCGGCATCGACACAAGCGACAACATTTCCGTCATGAACGGAATAATATCGGTCTTTGCCAGCAAGGCGCTTGACGGCGACATAGTGGCGGCTAGGTTCGTGTTCGACGTTGCCGGCTACACTCTGTATGCCAAGGAGAAGATAGCGAAGATAAAGCTTCTCGAGCGCATGGCGAACCCGGAAGACGGCGCGGAGCTTGCGAAGGTGAAGCCTCCGGTCAGCCTTGCCGAAATTGACGCAGAAGCGAGGAAGCTCGGCATCTATGGCTGTTAGCAATGGCATGGTGGAGCTTTCGAGGACGAACCTAATGGCGTTCGTCAAGGCGACGATGCCGTCATACGACATCGGCTGGGTACACCGCGAAATTTGCGGACAGCTCATGAGATTCTTCGTCAAGGTCAAGAAGAAGGAATCGCCGCGCCTGATCATCACGATGCCTCCGAGGCACGGCAAGAGCCAGCTTGTGAGCCGCCATTTCCCGTCGTGGTGTCTCGGCGTTGACCCTGACACGTCGATAATTTCCGCGAGCTATTCCGCTAGCCTCGCGAAGCGTTTCAACAAGAACGTACAGAACATCATCGAGAGCGACATCTACCGCGAGATTTTCCCGAACACCAGCTTCACGGAGCGGTCCGAAAAGGTCCGTTTCGTCAAGCGTCGCAAGACGTACGTCAAGACGATGGAGTTCTTCGAGGTGCCGGGGTTCGAAGGGTCGCTCCGCAGCGTTGGCGTGGAAGGCGGCATAACTGGCATGGGCGCCGACATATTGAGTATCGACGACCCGTTCAAGGACAGGAAAAGCGCCGATTCGCCGACAATAAGGGAATCCGTGTGGGACTGGTACACATCAACAGCATACACGCGACTTTCTCCGGGAGGCGGAGTACTCGTCACGGTTACGCGCTGGCACGAGGACGACCTCGTGGGAAGGCTTGTCGACGCGATGAAGCAGGAAGGCGGCGACCAGTGGGAAATCGTGAACTACCCGGCCATAGCTGAGCGCGACGAGCCGCACCGCAAGAAGGGCGAGGCGTTGCATCCTGGAAGATACCCTCTCGAAATGCTGCTCCGCATAAAGCACAACATCGGCTCCTACGACTGGGGCTCGCTATACCAGCAGCACCCGACACCGCGCGGCGGAGGAGTTTTCAAGGCCAAGTGGATAAGGCACTGGACGGAATGTCCGAAGGTGTTCGACCGCGTCATTCAGAGCTGGGACTTCACCTTCAAGGACTCGGAAAACAGCGACAACGTGTCGGGGCAGGTATGGGGCCAGCTCGGGTCGAACTTCTACCTTCTCGACAACGACACGGATCGCATGGACTTCGTCTCCCAGGTACGGGCCATGCAGCGCATGTCTTCGAAGTGGCCCGATGCCCTGGAGAAAATCGTTGAAGACAAGGCGAACGGGCCGGCAATCATTTCAGCGATTGGCTCGAGAATACCGGGGATAGTCCCATACACCCCACGCGGAAGCAAGACAGCGAGGGCCTATTCCGTTTCGCCACTGTTCGAGGCTGGCAACGTCTACCTGCCTCCGATGGACGAAGAACACCCGTGGGTGAAGAAGTACGTGGACGAACTTCTCGCGTTCCCGAACGCGGAACACGACGACCAGGTAGACTCGACGACGCAGGCTCTCGACACGCTCGCTACACGCGACGGCGGAGGCGTACTCGACTTTGTATAAAACAAAACAGGAGATAGAATAATGGAAAACACAAGTGTAACCGTAAATGACGGAATTGATGTAAAGGACGGCGCATACATCAACGCTGCGACAGGGCTCGGCAAGAAGGGCATGGATAAGGGCGCGAATACAGTCGTCGCTCCATACACACCGGCGGACCTTTGTAGCCTTGCCACGATGAAGGTCAAGGACGGAATCGCCGCGTTCATCGTCGACGGTTTCCCGACGGCGGCACTCATGAACGAGCCTAAGATTATCGGCGACGAGGACGGCAAGGCGTACAAGGAGGCTTCCGCAAAGGGGCTTTTCAAGGCCGTAAAGAAAGCAGGTTCCTACGTCCGCCTTACGGGCGGTGCTGTCGTCGTCACGGAGTACGAAAGCGACGGAAAAGAACAGTCTCTCGCAAGCGAGGCCCCGAAGTCATCGAAGGTCAAGGGCTACAGGGTGTATTCCGCTGGTAAGGTCGACCTGCGCTCCACGGACTTCAACGGTGGCGAACATCCAGACGTGTTCCGCGTTAAGGTCATCGGCGGAAATACTGTCGAAGTACACCCGTCGCGCTGCACGGTGTTCAAGGGGGCGGAACTCCCGGACGTAATCGAGAACTGCATCCGCGAGCAGTTCTTCGGCGTCTCTGAACTCTGCACCGTGGAGCAGGACTTGAAGGACCTTGCGTCGATTTCTGGAGCCGTCGTGAACATGATACAGGAGACGGGAACGCTTCTTTTGCGCCTCAACAACCTGAGCCTCATGCTCTCGAAGCCCGACGACGGAATCCAGGATCTGCACAAGATAATCTCCGCGATGAAGCTGTGCATGAACTCCATGCGCGCCACGTTCGCAGGGCCTAAGGACTCCTACGACATGATTAACCACAACTTCGCCGGCATTGCGGAACTGTGGACTAAGAAGCAGATGGACGTGTCCGCAAAGTCGCGCATACCAATGAGCATACTCTTCGGACAGAGCGCAACTGGCCTTGCGCAGACAAACGAGGGAGACATCAAGTCGTGGTGCAGTTCCGTAGGTTCCTGGAGACAGGAATACCTCTACGTACCGATGTGCAGGCTCATCGCTGATTTCTGCAAGCGGAACCTCGGCAAGGACTACACGGAGTTCAACTGGGGAGCGATTGACGAAATGACGCTCATGCAGACGCTCGAAGCTCTCGACAAGCAGTCGCAGACGCTCGAACGCTACCTGAAGATGAACGTGCTCGGCGAGGACGAAATCAGAACCTCCGTATTCGAGAACGGCCACAGCTGGGAAGTAAGCGTAAAGGACGGGAGGAAGCTCCCGAAGCCTTCCAACTTCGGAAGGGGGGAATAGTACATGAACGACCTCGTAAGATTCGCGACAAGCGTAGAGTTTGCGACCGGCAGGAAGCGCGGCCGCCATCCCGTTTTCAGTTCAAGGCAGTTCTATCCGTATGAAGCCGAGAGAAGGCTGCGTATAGCGCTCAGGAACGAGCTCGATGACTACATAGGCGCTGCTTACGGGGCCGCCATATTCAACGAGTCCTTCAAGAATGATTCGCTGGAAGAGCTGACTTTGTTGCCGGAGGGTCTTTCGGACGATCTCAAGGCCGAAATATCCTACGCGGCGGAATCCATCGCGAGGAAAGTTTCTAGCAGCATCGCCGAAATGACGGAAATGACTGTCGGAAAGCCCTACTACCCGCAGGCGGCAAAGGAAAGCCTCCTGAAAGACTGGGAGTCAAACTTCCAGGTTCTTTGCGTTTCCGCAGAATCGGACGCGAAGAAGGACATAGCCCGTCTCGTGACTCAGGCGAAGAACGAGGGCTGGAACGGCAAGCAGCTCGAAAAAGCGGTAATGAAGGAACTCCCGGACAAGTACGCAAACCGCGCCTCGCTGATAGCAAGGACTGAATCGGCAAAGCTGAACACGTCGGTAACGCTGGAAACGTACAAGGAAATCGGCTGCAAGTACTACATGTGGATGGCGACTCTTGACGAACGCGTCCGCCCAGACCACGCCATAATGAACGGCCTGATATGCTCGGCTACCGACCCGACGGTATGGTACGAGGAGAACCCCGACGACCCGATGCACCCGATAGAGCACAAGCGCGACGATACGATGGTGCATCTCCACCCAGGCGATGACTTCCAGTGCCGTTGCACGATGGTCATGTGGGACCCGGTTATCGACGGCAAGTACGAGGTCAAGGAGGCGCCCGTAGAAGAACCAGAAGAGAAAAAAGAAGAGCCGCCGACTCCTTTGGAAATTGCGAAGGAAGAAACGGCGAAGGCCGAAAAGCGGGCTGAAAATGCGGAAATAAAGCTCAACGCAGAGCAACGCCGACGGGAAATCCTACAAATAGCAAACGAAAGGCATTCAAGCAGAACGCCTGAATATATCCAGGAAATCCAATACGAACGGGCCAACCGTATAGAAGAAAGGGCTGGCCTGATTCCTAAGTATATAATAGATGACAAAATCGAAAAAAGCAAGGACGCGAAGGACCTGTTCAGCTATTTCGAAAAAAAGCATTCTATAAAACTGCAAAAGGCTTTGGAAAACTGTAATTTTGAAAAAATAAAAGGAGCCCTTTCTGGTATTGATAGCGTACTGGAAATATTCAAGAATGCAAAAATTTCTGACGTGAAAAGTTCGAATGCCATGGGCTATATCATGTCTGCAAACTGGGTTATGAACAAGCCTTTCTTTTTGCGTTTCTCTAGTTATTATATAAATAACACGTATAAATTTGCCGATACCTCGTTCCATCCAAAAGGAATGTCTGCGAAGGCTTCTGCTATACATGAAATGGGCCATATAGTAAATTACTGGATAGCACAAAAAGAGAGCTCTATTTTGAATTATGAATCAATAGCTCGTGACATAGTAGAAAAGGCTGCAAGGGCAGCCGGGTATAAAAATTTCTCTTCCTACGATTTAAAGCTTATCAGAAAGACTATCAGCGAATATGCCGACATGAGCTATAAATATACGGAAACGATTGCTGAAAGTTTCGCCGACGTTTTCGTAAATAGAAGCCGTGCGCAGAATCTGTCAAAACAGATTTATAAACTCGTTAAAGAGCGTTCTATGCAGTTGGGAATCTAAATGCAGCATCCATCCTTGTCAAGTTCTTTCTGAATCTTGACAAGTTCTTCAAGTGCTTCGTGTACATATTTGGGAGCTCCCTCTTTGAGAGAGCTTTCCCAAATGTATTGCTTATCATGCAATGACCACTCGTCGACGAGCGCCAACAATTTTAAAAATTCCGGACTTGGTGTAAATTCGGCAGGCATAATGCACCTCCATATTTGAATATAGATTTTATAAAAATAAAAGTAAAGCCTAGTATTCGCACTGCGTAAGCATGAGGTAGCCTTCGGGGTGGTTCCTGGTGTACATCTTCTGGATTTTCCCGAGCACAAATCTGCATTCCTCGTCCGTAAGCGATGCCGTCTCTCCGTCTTCTGAACGGTTCACGACCAAAAGGCTCCCGACAAACATAGGATTTCCGAGATTGTTTATAGCTGAAATCTTGTTGCCTTCCTTGAAAAGCCCTTCCTCGTCGGATACGATGTCGAAACGCCTATGATTTATTCTGCATCCTATATGGCGCGGATAGACCTCTATCATGTCGCAATGCAGCAGTTCGTAGTAACTGCGTAGCGTCGGTTCGAATTCCACCACCTTCGCGTCGTCCTTCTCTATGTCGAGGAGAACTCCCTTTACTGTCCGTTTTTGTTCTTCGGCCATTTATAGGTCTCCTATGCGGCCCTTTCGGCGCTGAGAATAGGAGCCATTGAGTAACGCCCTAGGCTTACATTCTCGCAGTTCCCGTAAATGTAGATGCGGCGCGTCTTGACTTCTCCGTCGTCTTCCTTGAACGTGATAGTCTTTGCGGTGCGCCTCGTGATAGTGCATTTTACGACAGTGTCCGTATTGCAGGCGAAGCGGTAGTAGTAGGTCTTTCCGGTTTCGAACGTAGTCATTGTAAATCTCCTTTTAAAATTTTCGGGTCTATGCTTCGGCTCTAATATCATTGTAAAGGCAGTTGGCGAAGATGTCACGGACTCGCTTTTCATCTTTGAGAAGTCTGTAGAAACAGAATTCTACAAATCCGTCCTTGAGTTCCTTGATAGCCTTCTTGCTGGTCTTGCCGCTGCAGAAGGCCATCATTGCGAGGTCTTTGGAAATCTTTTCGCCCGCATCGGTCTTCATGGCTTCGTTGAACGCCTTCATGAAAGCTTCGTTGAACTTTTCGCAGTTTTTCATTCCCATCGAGTCATCCTCTTGTTTGTCGTTTACGTACATAAATATAACTATCTTTGATAGATTTAGTAAAGAGAGTAAGAAAAATAATATTAAAATTTGTCTTTTCCCGCATGGTTACTTAATCAAAAAGCACGTATGATTTTGATTATCCACTTTTAAAAAAAATAAAAATCCCGGATGGTGTCCGGGACTCAATAACGCTGTAATCCGATGAGAAATATACTTTTTGTGTTCGGGATAGTCAAGAGCTACTTGTAAACTTTGCTAATAGCCTTTTCGCAGTCCGTGTCCAGAATGTGTCCATAAGTGTCCA